TCAATGAGCGTAAAATAGTGTGGAAAATTTTCCCCCGTTAACTTTCTCCCATGCCGGATCCATTGACCGGATAGCTTTCAATACGTCTTTGTGAGGTTTCCCCGTCATTTCCGCAATCTCCACGGAGGACATAGTTAATTTAGTGGGGTATGCCGAATTTTCGGCACACTGTTTAATTTCTTTTTTCATGTTCATTGTATTTGTCTATCTCTGTTTTTATCCATTCCCATAGCTCCGGCGAGACCATTAGCCTATCCGGGCTAATGCCCAATGAAGCATATTTAATTACATCTATCGCCGTTTGCAATAGCTGTTCGGGGTCTTGCAACTCCATAGAGACCCGATATATTATAAATACCGGAAAATTTATTACTTCCTTTTTTATGTTTTTCATATCGCCTTAAAATCTAATCGGCCTAAATTGTCATTTATAGACTTAATGATACTTTCCTGTATCAAGGTTCCGCATTGGGTTGTTAGTTGTATAAAGTGGTCTATATCATTATCTGATACAATTCCATACTTGTTCTTCCAGTTGCAAAAAGAGTTCTCTATATCCTGCAATCCTGCCAACATGATTAATAACTCCCTTGTCTGTCCACTGATGACTGCGTTACGCATGGTATCGACGCTACGATGTTCGATTACTTCTACTATCTGTTCATCTTGTTTTAATTCGTTCGTTTCCATATAACAAAAAAGTTTATTGTTTAACTATGTTTGAAATAGCGGGAATCCTCCCGGACACGTCCGCTACCGGTGGGATAGCTTACTTTCACAAGCGGCTGCCCCGTCTATAATTTAACAAACAAAAAAGCACCTATTTAGGGGTAGGGAACCCCGGAGCGGATAAACCGCCCCTTTTTTAACTGCATACTTCTACCAAGTTCGCCCGCTTAAAAGAGCGGTATTCCTGTCTCTCGGTGTCGTAGTACGTTTGCAACGTCTCATTTGCCTTTCTTCCTGTGCCCCGTGTCGGTGGTAGCATAGACTCTTTCAGTGTTCCGTATGCCTCTCTAATCGTCCCGTCTACCTTGCGGAAATAAAACCGCACGATCCGATGTTTCATTTGCGCTATCAACTTCATATTTGCCCATGCCGTTTTGAGTGCCTCCGACATCGTATATCCGTTGCGTTTTACAAACTGCCATGCAAGGCTCATAATCTCGCTTAATTGTGTTCTGTTCCGTGTACTCATATCTTTATTTATTTTGTTGGTCTTTATTAAAGTAGCCCGGTTTTTGTTTCCCCCGTGACCGGGCTACCGTCTCGTGCTGTTTTGGAAGAGCAGCAACGTGTTTTGTTTATTTTAATCTCCGCAATAACGCCCGCTTTGGCTTCTGTAATACTCCGTTATCCCTCTTTCCATCGCTGCGTCAAATACAACCGGTTCGGGCTTTTGTGCGGGTTCCGACTTCTTTATGAAGCGAAGGGCTTCCATTTTCAATTTAAACCATGCATTTCGTAAACATTGGGAGAATGACTTCTTTATTTCACGCCCCATGACACGAATTGGGTTCTTGAATTCCGACCAAGCCATTTTGAAAAGTTGCGATTTGTTGATTTTCGTTTTCATATCTTTGTTTGTTTTTGTTTGATGTGACAAAGATATTAGTTTTATCTAATACTGCAATATCTTTTTTAAGGTTTAACTAATAATTAACACAACCACAAAGATAAGTTAATACTAATATAATAAGAGTACAATATAGATATATCTAATATTATTTGCTTAAATTGGAGAAATAGAATATCTTTGCGCTATAATATAAAACTTATGCACTATGAATATTAAAGAACAAATTCAAAAAAGAGGCTTTACTGTCAGCCAAGTAGCCACATTAATGACTAACAAGAACGGTGAAAAAGGCATAACACAATCATCTTTATCTCAAATCATTAACGGGAATCCGTCATTAGACAAACTGAAAGAAATTGCATCCATTATTGGGGTGACTGTATCAGAGTTGTTACAGGATAAAGAAGATAATACAATAGTTTGCCCTAAATGTGGAACCAAGTTAAAAGTAACCGAGTCAAAAGATTAAGCCATGAAAAACAGATTTATTATAACAACTACTGATACAATAGAGAATTGTCCTATAAAAAGATATATTGATACAATATGCTCAAATATTGTAATAGGTACTAATGTGTTTTCTGATTTTGCAGCGTCGGTTACAGATTTTTTTGGCGGGAGATCTGGCTCATATAAAAGAAAACTCCAAATTATTTACAATGAAGCATCAAAAGAATTAAAACAAAAAGCTATAAACTTAGGGGCAAATGCCATTGTTGGATTTAAGGTAGATTTCGACGAAATATCTAGCAGAGATAAATCTATGTTTATGGTATCTGTTTCCGGAACAGCTTGTATTATAGAAAAAAATGATGAAGATATTAAAGCAGTGGATTGTCATTCTCAAATTTCATCAATAGATCTTCAAAAAGAAATTCAGCGAAGATACATAGTATCACAAATAAAAAAATCTTCACCAATATGTAAGGAATGGGTGGAATTTTTATTAGAAAACCCTCAAATAGAAATTGTAGAGGATCTCATAAAAAGGTATATATCACTAGATGTCAATTATAACTCTAATGAGGTAACTAATATAAAACAAATTTTATCCGTAATTCCTGCAAATCATATTATCCCTTTTGTTTACAAATATTTTAAGTATAAAAAAATAAGAGATTTGATTGAGAAATATAATTTATTTGATTCAAATTCTATTTACGAAATAATCAAACAAGAATTACATATTGGAATACATTTACTATCGGCTACAAAAGAATATTACAATACAAATGATTTACAAGGTATGAAAAGAATATTGGAATATTTAAATAATCTTCCAAATACTGGCAATATTGAGAGTGTAAAAGGAGGCATATTTTCTAAATGCGATGAAAAAAAATTTGTATGTGAAAATGGGCATAAAAACTCTATTGATTTTATCTTTTGTGAGAAATGTGGGATAAACATTAAAGGACTGAATGAAGAAGAATTGAATATAATTGAAGAATTTAAGGAAAAATGTAATATTATTGAGGATTACATTAATTGATAAAATAATATTTTTTATTGCATTGATGTGTCCGCAAAATATCCTTTACATTGATTTTAAGCCATTTTACAAACTTGTGATGAGGTATTGTTGCTTTTACATATACCATTTTTGGGGTATGTAAAATACATCTTGATGAGGTGTGTAGTTAAACATTTGATTTATAGGTTTTTCGGAATTCCGACAGGGCATTTATAAACTCTACCGCTTGCCGGCAACAAAGGCGTAAAAAATATTCCGTTTTCCGGCAACATTTTATATTAAAATATTCCATTAACCAGTATTTTAGTTAAAGCGGAAAATTCCGCTCAAACTGATAATCAGTATTTTAGTTATAAAGAAAAAATCCCTGCAAACTGATAATCAACATGTTAAATATAGCGGAAAATTCCGCCGTATTCAATAATACAAAATTGTGCAATTCCCTTTTTTATTGCATCGGAAAAATCGGACTTTTTATGCTAACACTCAAATCTAAATAGGGGAAATTCCCCCCATTTAAAGCAAAAGGATTTGTTAAATCCGTAGATTTTACGGAATAAAAAAAGTGCATGAATTTCATGCACTTTTATTCAATTATCCTTATATTTGCAATGTATCTCCGTCTGGGCGGGCGGAGAGGTCGAGTACTGTTGGAGTCCGCTTGCACATGGATTGTGTGGGCGGGCTTTTTAAATCCCCTAAAAAAGGGGATTTACATACAGTCTATAAATTTCTAGTATTTCTATCTATACTATCTAATTTGTTATAGAGTTGGCTAAACATCTTATTTTGTAGGGTATATATATCTTCCAAATAGCTATTTATTTGCACCATTTGGAGAAGTGTGTTATTAAACCCTGCTTGATTGATTTGAAGGAGTGAATTTGCAGCCACATTCAACAAAACAAGTTGCTCCTTACTCACTTCTCCCGCTATCTGCAAAGCTGTAAACCGTCCGTTTAATTCTGATGCTGTATCTTGTGACATGGTTTCAAAACCTCCGACCGTTGATTCTTGCTCGGTGGTAGAACCTGTTCCAAATTGTGCATTGATAGCGGCGGCTCCCGCTTCTGCTCCTTGAATGATTGAATTTTTTAGGTTATCCAGTGCGATCTGTTCTTCTGGGTCGATTTCTCCGTCTCCTGTTGCCTCCGCCCACATCTCATACCATTTGCGCATTTCAGGTTCATATTGCTTTACATACATGGCTTTAATGAGTGCTTTTCTCATATATTCTGCGATGTCGTCCGCAATGTCCTCCGCTCCTTTCTCCACATCATACAGGGACTCTAATATGTCATCGGAGAAAGATTCAAAAGATATGCCCGTGGCGTTCTCCATCTCTCGCTCTGTCGTCTCTTTAATATTATTCTCCGCTTCGATAATCTGCCTTATATACTCTTGTGCTTCACTATCCAACTGTGCTATAAATAGAGGAGCTTCCTCCATTAGTTTCTCTAATTGCTCAGCGGGAAGGTTAAATATGTTAGTCATGTTTTTTGACATCATATCGATTAACTCTTGCGTTGACATACCTAGTGCGTCAGCGGCTTGCTGCCAACCTGCGGCGGACATGTCGTTAAAATCTTGGCGTCCCTTCGATTTTTCCCCGGACTCCCTAGATTTGTAATATTGCGCACCCAATGCCCGTGCCGCATCTGCCTGTTTCTTGGTTAATTCTATCGCTTTGTCATAGGCCGCCTGTGCGTTTTCTCCTGCCAGCGAATCGGCCAACTCCAATTGCTTATCGATTACCTGATCCAATATATCTATATATGACTCGTACACCTCCCTTGATTCTTCGTACTTCTCATACGACGACTCTTGTTTAAATAGCCCTGCTATTTTTGTCGCGACTTGCAGGGCTGCACCTACAATCGACAGTATTACGGAGGCCTTTTCTACATTCTGAATTGCCGTAGATGCAGCTTCGGCCGTTCCTGACATGGCAGTAGAAGAACTATTTGCAAGTGTTACAATACCATCAATCATTTGTAATGTAGAAGAGGAGATACTTCCGGCTGCGGATATAATTTCACCGACCGTGCCCCCTATTGTATCTCCAAGTTCTTCAAACTCTCTTTCTACCTTAGATAAGGTTTTATACAACTCCTGCCACTCCTTGATACTTCGTTTATCCGGCGATGTGCTTTCTTTACTTTTTATATTGGCGATTTGGTTTTTCGTTGCCGTTACCTTTGCACGCTGTACCGCAAGTTCGTTTCCGCTTACCCCTCCTTCATTTTCCATGCGTGCTAATTCCTGTTCCGCTTCGGTAAGCAACCGTTCCAGTTCGTCCAAACTCATATTTGTTATACTATTTGCCCACGTCTGGAACGAAACTTCACGCATGGCAAATTCTTTATCGACGGCGTTTAATGCTTCCTCTCGCTGATAGGACAATTCAGCCTTTTGTGCCTCCGTACCTCCCGCCGCTTCCAACTTCTCTAAATCACTTTGGTATTTCTTTTCAACGCTTAAACGCTTCGTTATATAGTCTTGATACTTGGTGAGAATATTGTTATAATAATCTGCCGTTTCGTTGGCCTGCTTCTGTTTGGTATATTCTGACATGCGGTCAAACATCGATGTATCAACAGAGACGGAGGAAGGGTCAAACGTCTTTTTTTTGTAGTTTTTATCTTTGGCGGCTTTGGCGTTCTCCTCTGCTTCAAATATTTGTTTTTGTGCCTCCGTAACTTTACGGATATATTCCTGTTTATCTCTTTCAATGGCTTGTAACTCTATTTTGTTGTTCAGTTTACGCTGCCTCTTTTCTTTTTCTACGCCGTCCGCCATCGTATTTATATAGGCCTGTTCTACTTGATTCTTCAAATCCGTATCAAGTCGCTTTCGTTCATTTTTATTTTTTTCACGGAGTTCGTTAATCTTGTTTATCTGGTCGATATAGGCGTTTATGTCAGTCGATCCGGTGGGATTTGCATTGGAAAGAGCAAAAGCTCCTACATCGATAGATTTTATTACTGCGTTATTTGCATCTTCAAAATCTTTCATCGCCTTTGTATTCTTCTCCAACGCCTTAGCCCTGCGATTGTATTCTTTTGCTTCTGCCGTTAACGCCGTAACCGGTTCCGCCTTCCCCCCCATTGTGGGACTCGTTATCATGTATTTTGTTTCTGTCGCAGTTCCCGCCTTTGTACGTTCCTTGTTCCTATTAAGCCAATTAGTATCCGCATTTATCGCCTTTTGTAATTGATACATTTTACCGTAATTCTCCTCTACAATTTTCATTGCTGCTCTTGCCTGTGCAACCTTCAATATGTTTTCGGTCAAGTTTCGGTAAGCATTAGCCGCATCCCCTGCTAGAATAGCCTCATTTGTCAAATTACTGAAAGATTCGGGATATTTCCTTTGTAATTCGTCTGCTGCTGCGTTTCGCTCCTTTAATGATCTGGTTTGGTCTTGTGTAGCTTTATATAAAATATCCAACTCCGCACGCTCCGCCGCCGATTGCTTTGCGGCTTCGTCCATAACCCGGCTTAAATTCCGTATATTAGTCGCTGTTTTATCCACAGCGGCAGAAGCACGGAATAATGTACTGATCCATTCCGTAATCTTGTCTCCATACACGACAAGCAAAGTAGTTGCGACAGAAAGCCCCGTTTGTAAACTGAATACAGACTTTAACAGCTGCTTCCAAACGGGAGTAGCACTTTTACCGGCCTCCATTAGCATTTGGTATTCTTTTCGAGCCGACGATAGGGCATCTTGGAATGGACCTATATTATTACTTATCGCTAAAAAAAACATTTGTGGACCAAATGCCAGTGCAGGCAGTTCTCGTGCAATTTGTGTAACACTGAATCCCAAAGCATCGAATCTGGTTTTTGCTCCCGCCGCATATTTGTTCATTGACAAGGATGCATTGTCAAGTTGCGTTTGGGTCTCCTGTAAATTTTTCAGTAGCTCAGCCCCCTCTAAACCCTCCCTTTGGGCTTTGGATAAATTCATGTAGTCAGTAGTAAGAAGCAACACCTTTGCGTGTAACCCTGCAATAGAATCTCCTGCAATCTTTCCGGCTACACTTTCAGCTCTCAAATTAGCTTCATTCTCTTGTATAGCTTTTGCGAGTTCTTCGTGAAGCACATTTAATCGGGCTTGTGACTGAATATATGAATCCAAATCCACATTTCCCTCCTCGTACAGCGCATTTAATCCGGATTGCATCTTTTCTACCTGCTGCAAAGCGAGTATATTGCTCTGTATGTCTTTCGTGTATTGTTGCGCTTCCTTAGACATTTTGTTAAATGCGTCCCTGCTTTGTTGGTCAAGCCGTTTAAAATTCTCTCCCAACAACGAAAAATCGATGTCTTTACCGAGATCTATTTTAGTGCTGTTAGTCTTATTATATACCTTTGAAAGTTCATTTTGAATCTGGTGTATTTTCTTTAATACATCGTCATTCGTTCCTGAAAATTTAAAATTTATTCCTGCCATATTTTTTAATTTTATAAGTTCAATTAAGGAAGTATCAATCTCTGAAAATGCTTTTGATTAGTTTCATGTTTGCCGGGTCATCGGCATTTATTACGGCTCCGCCTTCCTTTAAATGTGCCGCCTTAAATTCTTCTTTGGTTAAACAAACGCTATCGGCGTGGTCGTAGAATAACATTTGCAATGTAGTAAGATTCAAACCCCAAACTACAAAGTCCGGTTTCCACCCATAACGGGAGCAAGCAAAATCTATCAATCCCCCAAATATGCTATTTCCGCCAAACGTTACAACATAATCCTTGCTTCTGACTTTGGCTATTTTCCTCCGATTTTCGGTGTCCCTATCCAATCCGAAATGTTTAATAAAATCTTGCAAATCCGTATTAGTGATAACCGTAAAAAAGAGCGTTGCCAAATCCTTTATATCAACCGTATTAAGAACAGATTCCCGTTTTTTTAATAACGCATCGTTAAACATATCGATTTTACGTCGTATCGTACTGTACGCCAATATTCTAAGCACTTCGGGTTTATTATTCTCACACAATTTTATAACCTCCTCGAATGGTTCGTTTTTTGCTCGTTCCGGGTCTATATTCAACTGTTTTTTTAGGTTCTCTAAAATAAGCTCCCGCCCCAAAGTTGGGGGATAGATACGATATTCTTTGTCTCCTACTTCAAACCGCACAGGGACATCGCCCAGCACATCGATAATTTTTTGTGAAATCTTTTCTTTCATACACCTAAAATATTTCAAGTTTATCTATTTCTACTTCAATCTTCGTTTTTAATTTCCGTTCTGTTTCTTCCCATTTTCCCCTTGCCCAAAGTTCGGTTGATGCAATTACGTCTTTATTATCCATCGCTTCTACAAATTCAGCATAGTTCATTCCGGCGACTACAACAAGAGAAAAACCGGAACTTTCTGCAAAAATCTTTGCGGTTTCTTCCAAATAATTTTGCCCTTCCTGTTTCCCTTTGCTCCCGTTGCCTTCCGGTGCAGAAGTTGACATAAAACCCCCTCTTTGGACTTCTTTTCCTTCATACAGCACAATATATCCTACCGAACTACGCAAGTTGCCTGTTTGGTCGTACCAACTTTCATCACCTGCTCTATCACGTACTCTTTTCACGCATTCTTCTCCGAGTTCGCACAAAGTACGAATAGTATTACTCTCGATTATCTCTTTGCATTTTGAGACATATCCGGCCGGGTCAATCCTCTTTGGCATGCTCTCCTCCTTTCTGCTTCTGTTCGAGCCTATCGGCCGCATTCTTAATTATTCCCGCCAATATACGAGCGTATGACACGCTTAAATCACGGTAGACATTTCCGACATGGAGGCGGATAACCTCTCCGGCATCCTCGACTTTGACATGTCCGTACTTTACACGTTTCACCATAACAAATACTATTTAATTACATCATAAATATTTCTCTCGCTTATTCTTTTTCGATTTGCGGGTGTTTCTCCTTGAAAACGATAAATTATACCAAACAGGAAAGAAGCACTCTTAAATCGCCTTATTTTGCCTTGTTTCTCAAAAAATAGGGAGGTGGATCGTTTAGGTATGTACCCACCCCCCTCCGTTGGGTTGCGTGCAGCTTCACACGCCTATTTTGCCGTTTTTTCCTGTCTCCGGCTCTGTATCTTCATCATCTGGCAAAGACTTAATGAGCTCTAAAAACAAATTATCCTCTTTACTGTTGAGTTCTTCTAGGTCTCTCGTGTTAATTACACCGTTCTTTAACCATTTTAACAAGATAATGCGCTTTTGTCTGTCAATTTGTATTCTCATCTATTCGGCTCCTTTCTTCTTCTCTATATTGGTTTGTGAGATTTTTTAAAGCCTCCACCCATTCCTCGTCCTCGCCCTTTATGGGTAAATCTCCCGTATTGAGTTCACCTTTTTTCAGCCATTTGAGTAATATTATTCTTATCTCCCTATTTAGTTTCATTTTCATCTGGAATTCCATTTGTTAATTTATTGACAAGTTCGTCCATCTCCTCGTCGGTCAAATCTTCAAATTTGATGTTATTTGATGTTTCCCTCTGTTTGGGAGCTACATATTCCAATAACTTAAATAGGAGTTGTAGTCTCTCTTTGGGTTCGAGTACTTTCAAATCTGATTTCATTTGCTCCCAATTAGCGGATAACGTTTGTACGATCCACTCTTTTGCCGTCTGGGTCGCCTTGTTAGGCGTCCCTTTTTTGCGGCCTCCTGTTTTTAAACAGCCTTTTTTCCGTCCCATTTTTTTCTACTTTTTCTATTTTAAAGAAAATACATCTTTCTCCCTTCTTTTATAACATCGCCGTCGGCTCTTTTTCGACGTCCCATTTTTTTCACTTCATTCTATTTTAGAAAAAACCTCTCTTTTTCCCTTCTTTTCTGGTGTTGTTGTCCGGCTCTTTGTCGCCTACACCATTGTCGAAAAATTCACATTTACCAGTCCGCAAAACCTCTTCTATCTCGTAGGGGCATAGCGGATCCGGCAAAATAGTTTGGCCTCTCGCAGTACATACGACTGTATAACCGTCGTACTCATTGAAAAACGTAATCTTATTCGGGCAATTCTCGCAAATAACCATATTCTTAAATTTGGAGGGTAGCACTCGTTTAGGGTGCTACCGTTTCAAAATTATTAGAATGTGTCGGCCAGCCTATTGAAAAAAGCATCTTCTTCCGGTGATAACTCCTCCGGTTTAGTTATTCCGACGATAGCATCTATCTCCTCATCGGAATAGGCATCCCGTTCGCCTATCGCCTCTCTCAGACGCTTTTTTATTTTTTCCACTTTTTCGCGGGCTTCCCTTTCGGCTTTGTCGTACTTGTTTCCAAATACCCCTTCCCCCTTGTCGGCCAGAACATCATCTAATGCATTGTCCCATTCTTTCATCGCTTCTTTTAGCTCATCTTGCAGTGCAAGTACTTTTACTTCTTCTTTTCTCATAATCTTTATTTATAAGTAGTTAAGTATTCTTTTCAGCGATATGTATGCCTTGTATAAATCCTCTCTCGATACAAAGAATTTCTCTTTGCCTGCAACGTCGGAAATGAACCTTCCGGATAGTTCAGCCGTCTCTATTGCTGTTCCCATCTTTCTGAGTAATTCCTTTGCCCTCAAAAATAGTTCGTCCGCTTCTTTCATGGTTAGTGCATACACACAACACCCGGCAGTGACGAGTACTTTCTCGCCGTCTGCTTTAATTTTAAATTTTACTGTTTTTTCCATTTTTCAAATTGTTAAATATTGGTTTTTATTGGTCGTTTCAGTTTCTCGACCGTTTAATTACATCATAAATATCTCTCTCGCTTATTCTTTTTCGATTTGCGGGTGTTTCTCCTTGAAAACGATAAATTATACCAACCAAGAAAGAAACGCTCTTAAATCGCCTTATTTTGTCTCAACTGATTACCACGGCAAATTGTCCTCTTTGCCGTTTGCCAACATCGGCATTTCCGACAAAGGATAAAATTTTGTGGTTTGGCTGTCAAAACCGACTATAAATTTCATTATTCCCGTGTTCCTACCCTTGCAAACGTCTATCATTGCCGTGCCTTTGGGGTCTATATCGGAATAGGGATCCGGGTATATCTTTGGGGTCGTTTCGTTCAACTCCGGACGGTAAACGAGAATAACGGAGTCCGCCGCCTCGGCTATTTGGCCGCTGTCTCTCAAACGGTGTATCGTCGGTATGGGGTTTACCCTGTCCCGGCTCAACTGCGATAAGGCTATTATCCAAATCCCTAAATCCTTTGCCAGATTTTTAAGCCTTCGCGACACATCGCCCATTTGCTGCTCCTTGTTGGCTCCCTTCATGTTGACATTGAGAATCTGGATATAATCTATTACGGCTCCGGTAATGTTGTATTTGCGCCTCATCGACCGTATAGAGCTGATTATGGCGTCTATGTTGCTGTTGCTTCTGTCGTCAAAATATAATTCTGCGTTCATGAATTTAGACACCCCTGTGTCGACAGCGGTTATTTGTTCGTTTGACAACTTGCCGTATAATATCCGGGTAGAGGGTACTCCGCTTTCCATTGCTGCGAGGCGGGCGGTTAGCTGTAACTTTGTCATTTCAAGCGAATAGAAAGCGACTCTGCCGCCCGAAACAGAAGCGTGTAAAGCTATCGATGTAGCAAGTGATGTTTTTCCTTGCGAGGTCTCGCCCGCTATTATGATGAGGTCGGAACCTTGAAGCCCTCCTTTATCGTCGAGCTGATAGAACCCCGTCTTATCTCCCGTTATCCCGTGGTCGTTTCTGCTGTTCTTGTTGATTTGCTCGTAAAGCTGGCTTATGGTATCTCGGACTTTGTATATTTCACTCATCGAATCTTCAAAAACAGAATCCAATTTGCTCTTTGCATGGGTCAATACGTCGGCTATATCCTCGCTTTCCTCCGTCCCGGCCTTGATGAGGTACTGCCCGATTTTCCAGAACATTCTACGCCGGGAAAGGTCGTATAAACGTGCTGCGTATTGGTACAGGCTATCCACGGATATATGGCCGGATATTTCCGACAACTCAATAGGGCTTATTTCCGTTCCGGATTTTTGAAGCTCCGGCAATACGGAAATCATGCTTACTTCTTCGCTCCTGTCGCATACCGACAAAATAGCTTTGTAAATATCCCTATGGCGGCTATTATAAAAACAATCCGCCGTTAATATTTCCCGGACTTCTTCAAGCTCTCCGGCCTTTGAAAGGATAGTGCCCAATACCAGCTTCTCGCATTCGGTATCATACAGCATTCTTGAATCCTCGTGCAGTCCCATTATTTCCTCCTTTCTTTTTCAGTTCGGCAATGACACTGATATATACCGATGTTCTCTTTTTGGGAAAATCTTTCCAATTGTTTAGATTTTGAAGCACCTCGCAAAGGTCGGTTTTACTGTATTGTTCCAAAATTTTGTTATACTGCTTCTCCGTCATTTGGGTTGCCACTTTCAGAACAAAGGGACAATTTTCCTTTAACCATTTATTGAAATTCAAAAAATCTTCCGAGATTGTTGGGAAAGAAATTTGATTTCTTTCATAATCATGCATATGATTATTTTCTTTTAAATCCTTATTCTTATCCTTATCCTTATTCTTATTCTTATTAAGGGGTTTCTTAGGGGTTTCCTCTGGGGTTTCCTCTGGGGTTTCCTCTGGGGTTTCCTCTGGGGTTTCCTCTGGGGTTTCCTCTGGGGTTTCCTTTGGGGTTTTTTTAGTTGCTTTTTTATTCTTTGGCCTACCACCCAAAGATCCATATTCCGCCCCCTTTTTACCGTTATTTACACAGGCATCATAACGTCTAATCGATGAGTCGATATTTGGTTTTACCAACTTCCAAATAATTTTACATATCGGGGTTAAATCGGTAGGCTCAATACCAAGAAAGGCGTAATCGGTCAAAGCCTCATAAATGGCAAGTTTTTCCTTTTCATCTTCAAGTCCCATTATAGCATCCTTGAAACTCCAAAAGAACGAAAAAGCATCTCTTTTCGGATTTTCCTTGTCTGTATTATTATTCATAATATCTCTTTTTTAATTGTCTGATTTTTACGGTTGGTTGTTCTAATTCAACCCTATGTTATTAAGCGGATCCATTTCTTCTAAAATCGTCCATTCAGGAAAATATCCAAGAGATTTTATAATGCTCTCGCCTACCTTATTCTTCATATCTTCCAGTGAGTTAAACCCGATAGCCCTCGCAAATCCGTTGTCTATTTTCAACTCTTTCAGATTCGTATTTTTCCATATCTTAAAGGTGAGCGGTATGTTATCAAATCTGTTCTCGATAACTATTTTATACTCGCTCGTTTCTTCTATTGTTTTTGCATTTATTTTCATTGTCTTGCATAATTATAATACATTTGATTGTTTCCTTAAATAACTAAGGATCTCGTTAAAACCACCCATACATAACTGCTTGCAATACGATGGTATGAGCACTTTTGCACCCTCCAACACTATAAGCTCTATTTCCGACGGTATGATTTTCTCGGTTTCCGATGTGGCGGTCTCGTCTTGGTGGATTATGAACAGAAAACCGTCGTTTTCATACCCGTACAGCGGGTTAGGCTTTTCTTTCCCTTTTACCGTGTATGTTCGCACCGTCGGGGCATAGCCATACGCATAACCGCTCATTTTACCGTCTATAAAATAATCCTTCAAACCTGTGAAATTTAGGCTGTCTTTGGCTTGTAGCCTCATCTGTGGCGCACTTGATTTGTAGCTCGTCTTAGGTACGAGAAACATAGATACACGACCGTCACGGCCTTTTAATTTTTCCATCGGAGCATAGTTGCCGGCGGTCGCCGTAATCACATACTTAGGTGTCTTACTACCATTTCTCTCCAATGACAAACGGGCATAATAGATAATATTTGGGGTTATCATTTTACACACCCTTTCATGCAATATTCTTGCGATTTTTGCCCGATTTCCTCGTCGGTAGATACCCGGTTACTCTGCATCCACTGTTCAAGCTCATGACGGTTAAAATAACACATTTTACCGGTCGGGCTTTTGTAGTGAGGAACTTTACGCCCCATTGTCAACTTGTACAAATAACTCATCGATACACCCATGTAACGGGCTGCTTCTTCACTTGTCAATACTGGTTTTGTGATTCCGATAATGTTTTCCGCAATATAATCGGCAAACTCTTTTGCTTTCTCTTCCATATTTTTTTGATTTGAGAATTAAGGCTTTCAGAGCTGAGGTGCAAGGCTCGCCCGTCTTTACCCGTTGTAATCTTCTGGGATAGGCTTGCACTCGCTACCCCTCTGAATACATGGGCAAAGATATAGGGTATAAGAAATAAAAAAACACACCGGTATCACACCGGTGTGTTTAGTCGTTTTGAACCAAAATCACACAAAAAAACAGGAAACTTACTTATTAATACCAGTATGCAATAGTATTTTTAGCGTTTATTCTGTGGAAGTATAACATAATTCATCGAAAATATCATCTACCTTATCATGTCCTTTTGGTAAATAATTATTATCCCCTTCCATACTACGCGCATCCATTCCATTGATTTGTAACCAATTTTTTCTAGCATTCCCTAAATTTTTCCACCCAAATTTTAATTTAAAAAAGTTCCAATTTGTAGTCGGATTCCCGTTTGAATATTTTTTTGAAAGATTCAATTTTGACGATACCTCTTGACAAAAGTAGTCTTGTAATTGTTTTGTGTCTAACCAATTGTTATTTTTGTCAATAAGCCCCTTATCTATGGCGACTTCAACTATATCCTTTAATCTTCCGTCCTCAATAAGCATAATATCCCTATCATTATCAACCGTTATTTTAGTTGAATTACTATACTCATTTATTATGCTTATTTGGCACATTGTTTTACTCAAACATGTATAAATTTCATGCCCTATATTATCTAAATAACGATACAATTCATGAACAAAATCCACCCCTTCATCGATCTCGTTTTTACAGCACGTATAATCTATATACTTTTCTAGATACATGTTTGATTTTTTACTCATAGCAAACAAAATTTCCGCCTTTGTTTTTAAATCTATTGGGCTGTTTTCTATCTGTTCAAATTGATATTTAATGCGAATTTGCCCAAAGATTATATTTTCAAAATCCGATAATTTTGTGTCTAATTTAGACCATTTTATAATATAGATTTCATTTTTCCATAACTTATACCTGCAAAGTGAAAAACCCATTTCTTCACAACATGTAATAATTTCATAGTACTCTTTGCAAAGCTGCTGCATATCAACTTCTGACTCCCTGTTTTCCATATCGTTCTGTATAAATAAGTTTATTAAATATCAAGTTCCGGCAAGCTGTTTATAGCGTCCTGTTTTAGCTTGTCTATGGCGTGCATATACTTTTCAGTCATTTGTAGGCTACTATGCCCAAGAAGGCTCGATACCGTCTTTATATTAGCTCCGTTATTAAGGATATTGACAGCAAAACTATGCCTCGCACAATGCCAACTAATATTTTTATTGATTCCGGCTCTTTTTACCCAACGTTTCAATGATTTTAAGCACATTTCATAACTCGGCAAAGGAAATATCAAATCGTCCTTGCTATTGGTGTTTGACGGCATACCTATCAACTTTAACAAACTATCGTTAAGAGGTATAACAACTCCGCTTTTTGTGCTATGTCCTTTTGTCTTGTTCTGCTCAAACCTCAACAGCTTATTAGAATAGTCCACATCGGCAAATGTAAGTTCTTTAACATCGCAAAATCGCAAACCGCAGTAGAGACAAAAAATAAATGCCCTCCTTATATTGGGATTCTCATTTTCCCGTTTTGTGCTTATCAAAAGTTGCATCTCCTCCTGTGATAGTATTTCTTTCCTTAGTTGGCCGTCATCTACTTTTATAGAAATCCCGGAACACGGATTTATCCGCATTACACCATGATCGACTGCATGTTTTATCACTTTCTTAAAACGTGCATATAGGCTTCTCGCCCCCTCCCCGACACTCCTGCTTTGCAAATACTCTGAAAAGGATAGAATCATATCCTTAGTAATCTGATCCGGCCTAATCATATCCTTATACTTGTTATATTCCGGTGTCTCATTAAGAAAATCGACAAACCGCCCAAATGCAATCCGGACCATTCTAATATCTTTCTTAGTGTAATTATCTATATATGTCTGGAAATAGTCTAAAAAATTTACTTTTCTATTGCTTTTAAGCCTATATCCTTCTGTCATTTCTAACAGTTCCTGCCCCTTCTCAAACCTTATCTTTTTTGCCAATTCCAACGTATCTTTATTCTGTTGCCTCTCTATCGGTGTCCTCGGTGCTTGCCAGAGGTACAAAGACAAATGCTCCCTTTTCCGGTCTTTCCTCGTGACTTCTCTGCCGAGTTTTTCGTTATATATTTTTTGATACCCCAAATAATAATCGAGAAACAAACTTTCTCTACCGTCCGATAATACCTTAGCCCCAAGTTTGGGGTTATCTGTCGTATCTTGACTAATAATGTATGTATTATCGCTCCTCAACTTTTTTTTAGTAGCCAT